AACTTGATGCAGTATCGTGTTTTGAAGCAATGCCGGGGTGGCAGATGGTATCGCTACCTTCTGGTGCTGCAGCCGCAAAGAAGGCGGTGCAAAGACAGCTCCAATGGCTCCAGGGCTACGATGAGATTGTCTTGTTCTTCGATAAGGACGAGGCAGGGCGTCAGGCGACGCAGGAGGCGGCAAGCGTACTGCCACCAGGCAAGTGCAAGATCGCTAACCTCCAGGGCGATTACAAGGATGCCTCAGATGCCTTATCAGCCGGTGACACGCTTGCGGTATGCAAAGCGATCTGGGATGCGAAGGTTTATCGACCGGATGGCATCGTTGATGGCAAGACTCTTCTAGAACTTGTCACTACACCCACACCACCAGCGGATTATGAGTACCCATTTCAAGGACTACAATCAAAGCTTCACGGGATCCGGTATGGAGAGCTTGTCACGATCACTGCAGGAAGCGGTATCGGAAAATCATCCTTCTGTCGTGAGCTTGCAACTCACCTTCTACAGCAGGGGGGACGGGTCGGTTATCTGGCGTTGGAAGAATCCAACCGTCGTACAGCTCTAGGCTTGATGTCTGCAGCTGTTGGAAAATCACTACACATTGGAGAACATGAACGATCTGCCCTCAGTGAAGCTTATCAGGAAACTCTTGCTAAGTGGAATCTTTATCTTTTCGATGGCTTCGGTAGCTTTGATCCTGATATCATTTACAATCGGATCGAGTACCTCGCTGCTGGACTCGACTGCCGGGTTATATTTCTAGATCACTTGTCTATTTTGATGAGTGGTTTGGATGGTGATGAACGTAGGATGATCGATCAAACTATGACCAGACTGCGTTCACTTGTTGAACGTACAGGTATTGCCATGTTCTTGGTATCACACTTAAGACGTACATCAGGAGATCAAAATCATGAAGAAGGAGCCCGTGTTACACTGGGACAGCTTAGAGGATCTGCAGCTATTGCACAGCTATCTGACGCAGTTATCGCGCTCGAACGAGATCAACAGGACGGAGGTAAACACTCTGATACAACTGTTAGAGTCCTCAAGAATCGCCACACTGGGGAAACTGGTATCGCAAGTACTTTAAGTTATGACCTATCCACTTGTAAATTCAATGAAACTACAGTCGAACGAGAATTTGATCCAACAACAGACTTCTGAATTGAAACGACCTAACCCACCTACACCAGAGATGGTAGAGCGTGCCAAGTTTGTCGATAAAACGTACCGTTGGAACGGTAGGTAATGTTAATTTTTGATCTAGAAACAGACGGTCTTTACAATGATGTTACCACGATCCACTGTTTGGTTATCTTTGACACGGAGAGTGAAGAGACTATGGTCTTTAATGACCACGGCTCAGCCCAACCGATTGTTCGCGGTGTCGAGCTACTCGAAGATGCTGATCTCATTGTGGGTCACAACGTTATTAATTATGATCTTAACGTTATCAGTAAGCTCTATCCATGGTTTAGACCTGTTGGTACTGTCGTGGATACTCTTTTGCTTAGTCGTATTTATCACGCGGACATGATGTCGCTTGATAAGAAACATAATTGGAAACACATGCCATTGCAGTTATACGGCAGGCATTCACTTGAAGCTTATGGACACAGACTAGGTGAATTTAAAGGTTCGTTTGGTGCCACTACTGATTGGAAAGAGTGGTCCCAAGAAATGGAAAACTATTGTATCCAAGACGTTATTGTCACCACCAAACTATGCAAACATTTCCAACCCTACCTGACTACGTAACTCTTGAACATGACGTTGCCCGAATCCTCAACAACCAGGAACTGCATGGATGGCGCTTTGATGAGCGCTCTGCATGGGAACTTGAGTTTACTCTCAGACAAGAACTTCGAGAAACTGAAGAACTACTTCGCAACCAGTATCCTTTTGTCGCAGGATCGGAATTCACTCCTAAGCGAAGTAACAGCCGGTCTGGATATGTTGAAGGATGTACCTTCACCAGATTGAAAGAGTTAAACCCTTCATCGAGAGATCACATCGCATGGGTATTGCAAACACATCACAAATGGAAACCCAAGTCTTTGACCGCTACTGGGAAGCCTATTATAGACGAACCAGTTCTGAAGGATATAGGCACTCCGGTTGCTTTGCAGTTCCTGCAGATTTTGACGATAACGAAGATGCTGGGAATGATATCCGAAGGAGAGAACGCGTGGCTCAAGCTTGTTACGAACTCTAGGATTCATCACCATTGTTCAGTAGCTACTAACACACATAGATGCGCACATCGAAGACCCAACCTTGGGCAAGTCCCAAGTGATGGACGATTTAGAAAACTTTTCATACCAAGTCCGGGTCTGGTCATGGTCGGCGCTGATCTTAGTGGGATTGAGTTGCGTATGCTTGCTCATTATCTTGCCAGGTTCGACGGCGGAAGATATGCCAAGATCCTACTTGAAGATGACATCCACCAAGTGAATGCTGATAAGATCGGCATCTCACGTAAACTTGTTAAGACTGTTACCTATGCCTTTTTGTATGGTGCAGGTGATGAGAAAATCGGACACAGTTATGACGAACTTCTTTCATCCACGGCAGCCAAGAAGAAAGGAAAAGAGATCCGACAAGCCTACATTGAAGCGATTGATGGACTCGATAAACTCTTGGAGGGCATCAAGAAGGCTGCAGAGCGTGGATATATCAAAGCTATCGATGGTCGAAAAATTGCAGTGGATAGCTCGCATAAAGCGTTGAACTATTTATTGCAATCCAGTGCTGGTGTTATTGCCAAACGCTGGATGGTCATCAACGATCAAACAATAAAAGATGTGGGTATCTGCGCTAGTCAAGTCGGATTCATCCACGATGAATTACAATTTGAAGTAGATCCCACCCATGTTAAAGACTTATCAACATCCTTGGTACACGCATCTCTCCAAGCTGGAGAGTACTATAACCTCAGAATCAAAATCGATGCTGAGGCGTCAAGCGGAGCCAACTGGGCAGACACACACTAACCACCACCACCATGAGAAGCAAATCATTGATGGGCGCAAAGACGCTCACCCCATTCAAATCGAAGAAGACACGGCAAGGTATGGGGAAAAATAGCCGACCAAAAGCTGGTAAGAAGAAGTACCGAGGTCAAGGTAAATGAGTTTACTTATTGATGCTGATTACATCGTCTACAAAAGCTGTGCTTCTGCTGAAGAAGATCTAGACTTCGGTGATGATGTCATCATGGTTGTCAGTAAGTTCTCTGAAGCTATGAATAATGTCAAGAGAGAGCTGAATAATATTCAAACTCATTTCTTTGACAGTGACCTAATTTTGTTCTTTAGTGATTCAAAAAACTTTCGTAAGGAGCTCTATCCTGATTACAAAGGTCATCGCAATCGAAAGAAACCATGCGGATATAAACGTGTGGTCAATGCTCTTAGACAAGAGTATGAAGTCATTGTGATGCCTACACTTGAAGCTGATGATGCTCTTGGTATTTATGCCACAGCACATCCAGGTAATATCCTTGTGTCTCCTGATAAAGACATGAAACAGATTCCTGGTCAGCTTTATGACATGAAAGAAACGTTCACAATCACTAAACAAGATGGACACGAATGGCATTTTATTCAAACGTTAGCAGGTGATCAAACAGATGGCTATGCTGGCGTACCGGGTTATGGTGTTAAAACGTCAGCTAAATTATTTGCTGAAGAGGGTTATTATTGGGAAACTGTTGTCAAAGCTTTTGAATCAAAAGGACTCACAGAGGAAGATGCACTACTCAATGCCCGACTTGCAAAAATACTCCACTGTGAGGATTATGACTTCGAAAGACAACGACCACTCAAATGGTTTCCCTCCCCCACCTGTTATCGAGCTGACAATGGAGCAGGAGTTTCAACTGAAAAAGATTGAAGCTTTGCTTGAAAAAGCTGATAAAGATGACATCATTACTGTGTTCATGGCATTGCAGGAGCAGTGCTACATTCTTCAAAACAACGTTGCCAATTTAGTTAAAAAATGGTAAACAAATCACCCTCCCATTACACCCGTGGAAACATTGAGGTGTGGGATTTTATTCGAGACCAAGGTTTAAACTATCATCTTGGTAACGCTATTAAATATATCTGCCGAGCTGGTTATAAAGACAGCAAAGTAGATGATCTAAAAAAAGCCATCCATTATCTAGAAAATGAACTTGAGCACACAAGCAATCGAATTCAGACAAGCATATGGGATCCCGAACAAATCGGAGAACCGGAGTATGCAACTGGCTTTGATCGATGAAGAGTATAAAGAATTCAAACATGCTCATGATTATGAGTCATATGAAGCATGTCTAAAAGAACTTGCTGATCTTGTTTATGTAGCGTATCAATACGCTGAGAACATGGAATGGGATCTGGACGAGGCAATGCATCGAGTCCACAAAAGCAACATGTCTAAGCTAGGATTAGATGGTAAGCCTATCCGTCGTGCAGACGGGAAGGTTCTCAAAGGACCAAACTATCAACCACCAACTCTCTCTGATTTACTATGACTTCCACTGAACTGAAAGAAAACCTCATCAAGCAATACAACGAGACTGTCGATAATCTGCGCCGCCTTGAGGGCGCTATTGCTGCTTGTGACCAACTAACTGAAGCTGAAAAAACCACCACTGAAGAAGAAGAAGACACCGATGCCTGATCTAATCTCTCGTACTGGGCGTGTCCAGTCTTGGATGGACAACCCTGATGGACGCTTGCCAGTGTCCTGCACTGTATTTGTTGTTGAAGACTCAATGGAGGGTCCCAATGGTATCGAAGCCTCTTGGCGATTTGTTTCTCACGCTTTGCGATATGGAGCGGGAGTTGCAGTACACCTCAGTGAATTACGACCACGCGGACATGAAAACGGTAGGGGACTCACTGCTTCAGGTCCAGTCTCTTTTGGACGAATCTATTCTTCACTTAACGAAACACTTCGCCGAGGAGGAATCTACAAAAACGGAGCTGTAGTTCTTCACCTCGATTTGAATCATGCAGATGCATTGGAGTTTATCCAAGCACCTCGTCAAGAACTGCCCTGGGTAAAGCGTTGTATCAACATTACCCGTAAATGGTGGGAAGCCTGTGAATTCAAAGAAGAACTCCTGTATGGAATCAAAAGTGGTGACATTTGGCTTAACAAAGTAAAATATGATTCCAAAGGAGAACGTATTCGTGGAAACGTGTGTCTTGAAGTGTATCTGCCCTCACGCGGTACTTGCTTGCTCCAACATATCAACCTTGGAGCTGCAAAAATCCAAGAACTCCCCGAAACATTTGTTCAAGGCATGTCCGAGTTGTGCGGATTGCATAGTAAAACTAATGTGGGAGAATCAGGGGAATACCTTGACTCAACGGTTGACCGACAAGTTGGTCTCGGGATCTTGGGACTTGCTAACCTTCTGCGACGATACGGAGTAACGTATGAGCAGTTTGGAGAAGCATTGGACCAAGTCCATTGGGGAGAAGTGGTACCTTCAGCAGCCTATGAAATTGCATCTGCCCTTAAGCATGGTATTAATGCTGCCGCAACAGTCGCTCGCGCTCATGATATGGTTCGAGCCTTTGCTATCGCGCCCACTGCCTCCTGCAGTTATCGAAGCACAGATCTGGATGGTTATACTTGCACACCAGAAATCGCTCCACCTATCTCTAAGACTGTCGATCGCGACAGCGGTACTTTCGGAGTACAAACATATGATTATGGAGACGTAGAAATCGCCTCTGAGGTAGGCTGGGATGCTTACAAACGTGTTGCCGATGGCATCATGCGTCTTTATGAATCCACTGGGCTTCTTCACGGTTATAGCTTTAACTCATGGAGTGATGTTGTAACTTATGATAATGAGTTCATTGAAGAGTGGCTGGATAGCCCCCAGACATCCCTTTACTATTCCCTTCAGGTAATGGGTGATGTCCAAGATAAATCAAATGCTTATGCTGCTCTTGAAGAAGCAGAAGTGGATGATTACTTGGCAAAACTTTTTGAAGGAACTGATGACCTTACTTGTGACTGCCAAGAAT